GCAGCAACAACGACCAGTACAACAAGGTCACCACACCACGTACTGTTCGTTGATCTACCGCTTTTCTTTTTTTGTTTCTAGATATGGCCAGAGTGTTCCAGAGACCTATAATCGCACAAGAGGCACTGTGCAGGCTCTTAGTGACTGCAGGGCTCGTTAGTGAAGAGGCTGACAAGTGGGTTAAGGCTGGCATCAGCGGTGTAGACCTCCCTTCTTTCGCAGGTGCCAAGCAAGAGGCAGGAGGTATTGCTTCAAGCGAAGATATAGATAGAGACATGCTATATGTGTCAGGCATTGGCAAAGACCCGAAGAGGCTACACGATAGTAGAATTGCATTCAATCTCCTAGTCGCGGACCATCTCCCCCCAGACCCACAGTTTGTATGGGGCTTTGACGCTCAAGTAGATGTAATCCATTCTTATCTTACTGACACGTCAGGCGCCGTTGCCCAAGACAATGCTTTGTGGAGAGAGTTGGATGCAGCGTCAAGGGAGATAGCAGCCTTAGGAATGGCTGCATCCTTGATATCCCCCAGGGCAGCACAATCTGCGTGCTCAGAGGTTTGTGGGTACAGAGAGCTCTGCAGAGCATTCCCGAGGGCAGCGTTGTGCGCAGAGGTATCCGACTCTTGGAGATACGGCGTTAGCCACTTCAGAGTCAGTGATGCGACAAGGCTAGCAATTGACGAGCACATGGTAAACCCTGACGACGTTGACATCTGCGTGCTAAGTAAAGGAGGCTGGAAGAGGCGTCACCCTGACACAAAAGCTATCTTGTGGCTAGATATACTGCTAATTTTCCGGGAAGATAAAATACTTGTCCTTGATAACACCCAAAGGTGCGAGATTGCAGAGCTCCTCAGATCGATCGGTAGATGGGCTCTATATGCACTCAACTACAGAGGCGCAGGGACTGCTTCTGCTGCAGCTGCTGTCAACGCATGTGTGGAAACATTCAACTACCTCTCTAAGGCGATAGATGCACGGAAGTCTTGTGGCTTTAGGCTGGATACCCTTGCCAGGCATATGAAGAGCGCCTACGCCATGCGCTTGTCCCAGGTGGAAGTCAACAAGTCGAATGTTTACGAGACGCTCCTGGCCGAGAAACAGCTGGCTGAACTCGCCGTTGAAACCCAGGCATCAAGGGGGCCTGAGCGTAGCTGGTACGACGTGATATCTACATGGAGCGATGACCTTGCACTGGACATGGGCACTGCGTGGAACATGCTGCCTGCTCCAGATGCTATCCCTGCAACGCAAGACAAGGCGATGCGTGAGAAGATGACTGCCGTGCGAGAGTACGACGAGGCTGCCATGTCATCCTTCCTAGCATATTCTAGAACTGTTATCACAGCTCACATGCTAGTTAAACACCAGACATGTGAGGGCGTCTGGAAGGCTGCCCCTGCAGACATTGAAGAGCATGCGTGGGTCAAGTCGTGCAGGAGAGGCGTTCTGTCTTACCCGTCTTCCAGGGAACAATGGGGCCCTCACCTGACTTGTGTCTTGGCCTGGAAAAAGCACGTGGAGAACTGGCAGTACACTGCTCAAGATGTCGCTCACGTCTTTGCTGTGAGGGAGATGTATGAGACATCTCGTGGTGTCCACGACATCAGCAGGGATGACTCGAGAGAACTCACATATGCGCTCAAGCACGGGAGCACGCTCAGTGGCAGGTTTACGGTTGAAGAGGTGCGTAAAGGTATGGAGTGTGGCAAGCTGCCTGGCGACCGAATCGGCCTAGTGTCGTCTAAGAGAGAGAACACAAAGACAGCAGTGCCAGTTGAGGACGACGGGAAGGGGGCTACTAGAGAGACTGTATCCGAGGATGACATAGGTAGAGAGGTTTTCACTGAGGCAGACAAGAACTTTAACACAATAGGTGCGATGTTAGAGGGTATTGCATCTAGATGCAGCAGGGCTACTATGGAGCGGACGGTGGACAAGATTCTGGTCAAGGCAGAGAATGGTGCTGTGCTCCTGTCACTTGACATTAAGGGATGGAGTCCAATGATGTTCAGAAGACTTGAGATGGCATTTGGCGACTTGCTGATGGAGTTCTTTGATATACCTGCTACTATGAGAATCTCTATGTTCTTCAGCAGCTCCACCTTTGTCAACAGCCGGGCCGGCTACCACTCCTTGTGGGACACAACAGAAGGGTCGGTGCAAGGCTTCTTTGTGACTCTTGATACCATACTACACTCGATGATTGCACAATTTGCACTTGCCTCAGGCAGAGCAGAAGGTATATTCCACAAAGACGCGACAATTAGCAAGATAGTCCAGATAGATGACATAGTCGCTGCTGTTGATCTCAAGGGCACACTACCTGATGTGGCAGTTGACTATATATGTAAAGTGTATA